ACTACATAGTGCAGAGAGAGTAAAAATATACGCACGTGAGAAGTTTCCCTTTAAAATAACGCAGGTACCTATATAATGATGTATTCGGAAAAGAACTTTCTACAGGTTAGAATGGCATCTGGTGAGGAGATGATCTGCGAAGTTATCGAATGGCCTGATGAAAATAGTAAAGAATTGATTGTGCGGAACGCAATGATGCTTACTATTAGTTGGACTGAAGACGAAGATCAAATCTATGGTCTACGTCCGTGGATGACTATGCAAGAAAACCATCTCAACTATATGTTGGTGAATACCGATCATGTCGTCAGTACATGTAAACCGGCACCCATGTTTGCAAAAGAATATATAGATGCAGTAGATGAGATGCATCAAACAGGTAAACAACGTCAAGTACGTTTGGTTGAACGTAATGCAGAAGATGAACGTGTTTTACTAAGTGCACTAGAGAAACTAAGTGTACCAGAAATAATGAGATCAGATTCTGATTTTTCTAATATCCTACAGTTCCCAGCTGACCCAAAGACTATTCATTAATCTGAGTATTCACTCCCTGGCGAGCTATGGCTTTAGGGTAACATTTCTTTTATAATATGGCAAGTGATTTTTTATGAAAATAGGATTTACATGTAGTGCATTCGATCTGTTACACGCAGGTCACATCGCAATGTTGAGAGAGGCAAAGACTCAGTGTGACTACCTTATATGTGGACTACAGGTAGATCCTAGTTTAGACCGACAAGAGAAGAACCAACCCATTCAAACCGTAGTCGAACGTTACACACAGTTAAACGCCGTGCAGTATGTCGATGAGATCATACCTTATGTTACCGAACAAGATCTAGAGGATATCCTATCCGCATTACAGATCGATGTTCGGATCATAGGTTCCGAGTATAAGTCAGGAACATTCACAGGACGTGCTATATGTGCGAGTAGAGGTATTGAGATATACTTCAACAAAAGGGATCATAGATTTTCCACATCTGATTTGAGACGAAGGGTCTGTGAAAGGGTTGACAATACCCAGTAGTTTTGTTATAGTGTACTAAATCAAATGGAGATGACTATGAAACCGAAAGACAAACCGCATTATGTAAACAACGCAGAGTTCTCACTTGCGGTGGTGGATTACGTTAAAGATGCAACAGACAGATCTTCCGAAGGAGAACCTCGACCTGTCGTGACGGACTACATCGCTCGATGTTTTCTAAAGATCGCAGAAGGACTATCCCATCGGGCAAACTTCGTTCGTTACACCTATAGAGAAGAGATGGTGATGGACGCAGTAGAGAACTGTCTCAAGGCAATCGACAACTACGACATAACCAAGGCGACCAGAACCAAGTCACCTAATGCATTTGCATACTTTACTCAGATTGCGTGGTATGCGTTCCTTCGCCGTATTCAGAAAGAGAAGAAACAACAAGATATCAAGATGAAGTTCATCGCCGAGAGTGACCTCTCTCTGTTGATTCTTGATGGTAACAATGAAGAAGCCGTACGTCAGACCCAGTCCTTTGTTGATGGTCTACGTGAACGTATTGATGTTGTCCAAGATACCGATCAGAAGGTGAAGTTATATGCGAAGGAGGTACGTAAACGCCGTCGCAGACGTGTAGACTCTGACCTATCTGACTTTCTGGAAGAGGAAGAGATCGAATGAAGATTGCTATACTGAATGATACGCACTGTGGTATCCGTAATTCATCTGAAGTAATGATGGACTATCAGGAACGTTTCTACCGTGACGTGTTCTTCCCATACCTACGCGAGAATGGTATCACCAAGATTCTGCATCTTGGCGACTACTACGATAACCGTAAGTTCATTAACTTTCGTGCACTTGAACATAACCGGAAGATCTTTCTGGAGAAGTTGCGTGAGTACAAGATCCACATGGATATCATTCCCGGTAACCATGACGTGTTCTACAAGAATACCAATGACTTGAATGCCCTCAAAGAACTACTTGGTCATTACATGGAAGAGGTACGTATCATCGAGAAACCTATGGTGGTTGAATATGATGGTATGCCTATGGGACTGATCCCTTGGATTAATGAGGACAACGAAGAAGAATGTCATAAGTTCATCAAAGGTTGTAAGGCAGACGTGATCGGTGCACACCTTGAGTTAGAAGGGTTTGAGATGTCTGCGGGTATTCCCTGTACGCATGGTATGAGGGCATCTGTGTTCAATCGTTTTGATATGGTACTCTCTGGTCATTTCCACACCAAGTCGCAGAGTGGTAACATACAATACCTCGGGTCGCAGATGGAGTTCTTCTGGAGTGATGCACATGACCCCAAGCACTTCCATATCCTAGACACTGACACCCGTGAGATTACCCCTGTAGTTAATACAGAGACATTGTTCGAGAAGATCTACTATAATGATAAGGAGAAGAATCCACTGTTCACGGATCTTCGCCACCTCGATAATAAGTTTGTTAAGTTGATTGTGGTTAACAAGTCAGATCCTAAAGTCTTTGATCAGTTCGTAGATAGGATCAATTCCCGTAAGATACATGAACTCAAGATCGCAGAGAACTTTGAGGAGTTTGTAGGTGGTTCTGTAAATGATAATGAAATATCAGTTGACAGTACGGAAGATTTACTGTATAGTTATATAAATGCGGTGGATACTCCACTGAACAAGGATACCATCAAAGGCATGGTACGCGAACTGATGATAGAGGCGCAGACACTCGAACTCGTATGATTATATTCTCAAAACTAAAGTATAAGAACTTTCTTAGTACTGGTGATTCGTTCACCCAAATAGATCTGAACAAGTCTGCCTCCACTCTAGTAGTGGGTCAGAACGGTGCCGGTAAGTCTACTATGTTGGACGCGTTATCATTTGCCCTGTTCGGTAAAGCACACCGATCCGTATCCAAAGGTCAGTTGGTCAATAGTGTAAACAATAAGAACTGTGTTGTCGAAGTAGAGTTCACGGCGCTTGGGTCTGAGTACAAGATTGTGCGTGGTATCAAACCAACTAAGTTTGAGATCTGGCGTGACGAGAAGGTTATTAACCAAGACTCCCATAGTAAAGAGTATCAGAAAGTATTAGAACAGAACATTCTGAAACTGAACCACAAATCTTTTCACCAGATCATTGTACTGGGCAGTAGTTCGTTCGTGCCATTCATGCAGTTACCTGCGAATCACAGACGTGAAGTGATCGAGGATCTACTGGACATCAACGTATTCTCCAAGATGAATGTTGTTCTCAAAGAGAAGTTCTCGGTTATCAAGGAAAAGGTACGTGCAAATCAGTCTGACCTAGAGAACCTAGAGTATAAGATTAGGACACAGACCAAGTATGTGGAGAGTCTGGAGAAGAACAAACGGGACAATCGCAACGAGAAACTCAACGAGATTACAACACTTGAGTCTGAGATTGAGGACATACGTTCCATTATGACACCGGTCGATGGTGACTCACTACATGTTTTGAAAACAGAACATGACTCGTGCAATAGTCTGATGATTCAGATCAAACAGTATGATAAAACATTCAACTCCAAACTGAAGGAGTTAGATAAGGAGAAGAAGTTCTATGAAGATAACTCCTCTTGTCCCACCTGTGAACAAGGGATCGAAACTACCTTCAAAGAGAAAAAGATCTCAGAAGCAGAAACCAAGCACGAACACTTCACAGACGCAAGATCAAAAGCATCCGAAGAACTCGGCAAACTCACTGGGAGAATGGTGGGCGTAGTAGAAGAGACTCGGAAACTACAGGATATGATCGCTGAACAAGATCGTAAACAAGTAGAGATCGGTCAACTCCAGAAACAGATTACTACTATACAACAGTATCTGGCCAAACAGGATGAGACTACTACTGATATTGCAGAAGAAAGAAAGACTCTGTCTGCACAGAATGATGATCGCGAGATACTACGTGACATCAAGGGCGACCTTGCAGAATCCGTTGCGTACAGTATGGTAATCACTGAGTTGTTGAAGGACACTGGTATCAAGACTAAGATTGTGAAGGAGTACCTGCCTGTCATCAATCAGTTGGTCAACAAGTATCTACAGGTTCTAGACTTCTTTGTATCGTTTAACCTAGACGAACAGTTCAAGGAGACTATCCGATCACGTCATCGTGATGCATTCTCCTATGACTCGTTCTCTGAGGGTGAGAAACAACGTATCGATCTGGCGTTACTGTTTACGTGGAGACAGATTGCGAAGATGAAAAACTCTGTTGCGACTAACCTATTGATACTAGATGAGACGTTTGATTCATCTTTGGACGTGGAAGGTATCGACAACCTGACCAGTATACTTGATACCCTTGATGGTGATACTAACACATATGTTATCTCTCATAAGGGAGAGTTGCTTGATGGTAAGTTCGAAGACAAGATAGAGTTTATCAAGAAAGGTAACTTCAGTACGGTGCATGATGCTTAATCCATACTTCTTTCGAGAACATCCGAACTTCCTATCGGAACCGGTTATTGATGCCGCATCGAGGTATTGTGATCATCTGATAGGGTCGACTGATCATGTGTGGACTACCAACTTTGGATGGCAGAATGCACAGGGTACGGACTTGATGCACCCCAAAGCAGAACGTTATGAAAACCTTGTACTCGTTCACAAGATCTATAATAGTAATAGAGCACTATATGATAACATCCTCAAGGACATTCAGAAGGTCTATCCTACATGGTCTCCGGAGACTGTAGAATCTATGCAGTTCTTTGTGTGGACTGGA